ATAGTGACCCTATTTTTTTGATTTCAAGTGTACTTTTCGGTTTTTCAACCTTTTTTGCTTACAAGGCCTAAATTTGCACAGAAAATCGCTTTTTTGCAAGGCCCCTATATAGTATATATATATATATATAGTATATGTAGTAGATAATAGATGTTAATAGATAATAGATAATAGTAGATAATAAATAAATAATAATAATAGATAAGTATAGATAGTAGATATAGGAACGGAGCTTTTTTCCTTGTCTAGCTCTTGCCTTGTTTCCTATTCCACGCTTTCGTATATTAGGGCATGGTAATACACGGCGATTGCTTGGAAGAGCTTGCAAGGATGGAAGAGGATTCGGTTGACTTGGTGGTCACTGACCCTCCCTACAACATCGGTAAGGACTACGGAAACGACTCAGACCGCCAAGGTGAGGAAGAATACGTAGAGTGGCTTACCAAGGTAGGAACAGAGGTGATGAGGGTAGCAAAGCCTACGGCTTGGGTATTGGTGTTTAACGGGGTAGATAGGATAAAAACTACGATTGAGGCGTTTGGTGAGGAAAACCACGTCTGGGTATCGTGCTGGTATGCCCCTAATAAGCGTTCTAAGAGCCTCTACGGCTACAATCTGTGGCAACCCCTTATCATGTTTCGAGGTGAGGGTAGAAAGTGGCTTAAATTGCGAGATTTCTATTCCTTCACTACCGGGCAAGAGAAGTATGGGCACCCTACTCCTAAACCTCAAAAGCTAATTGAAAAGCTAATAGTGGACTTTTCGGAAGAAGGAGACCTCGTGCTAGACCCTTTCCTAGGCTCGGGTACTACTTCGGCTGCATCTGAGTTACTTGATAGGAGACATGTGGGTATTGAGTGTAATCAGGAATATGTAGAGATAGCTCGCTCTAGGCTTGAAATGGTCAAATCTCAAATAAAATTACCATTTTGACTTGACATAAGCGGTTTTTATGCTTATATTAGGGAAGTGCTATGGCAAAAGAAACGATTTTAGCTAAACAACATTGTGCAAACTTTGGTAAAGGAAAGGATTCTGGGGTGTGTTCGGGCGTTATGATAGCTAGGAATGGGCAATTGTGGGTACATAAGGACTACCAAGGCAAAAAATGCTTTGTGGAGCAGGGATGCGATTATTTTAAGACAATAGTTATGCCGGGAATATCAAATGACAAGACGAAAAGGCGGTAGATTCATTAATATTGCAGGGAGATGGTATACATATGGACAATACAAGCGACTGGAAAAGAAATCAATCGAAATCGTCCACGAAATGCAGGGACAAAGTGCCAACAGTGGCAGTAGGGGACGCTCCGTTCGTCCGGGCTTCGACGGAGGAATCCCACACCGCGAGTAAAAGTAACAATGCAGTAGTCATGGCTCTTATTAGACAGCGGTTAAATGAGGGGAATCGTAAGTTTGGTCGAGAAATGCCGCTTGATGGCACATATCGCCTACAGGATGCCCTTGAAGAGGCGTTAGACCTCTCAATTTATCTGTCAGCTAAAATAATAGAGCTAAAGACCGAGGAGATGAAGTATGTCAATAGAAATCGAAAATCTTGATAAGGAACCAGTAGTTGTCAAGGCGGGTAGCTTTTTCCATCTGTGGTGTTGTGATTGCAGATTAAGACACATTGTGTTCGTTGACAAGGTAGGAAGTGACAATATTAAGCTTGGTCTTGTCCGTGACGATATAGCAACAAAGAATGCTCGAAAGCTTAATAACGTGGTAGTATATGAGAAAACAGGCAAAAAGAGGGTGAATGCGCCAAAAAAGAGCCGTAGTAGTTCCTGACCTGCATTTTCCTCTACATGACCAACCTGCGGTCAATTGTGCACTAAAGGCGATTCGTCTTGTAAAGCCGGACGTGTTTATTTGCCTTGGGGACATAGGAGAGTGGGAAACAGTCTCTTCGTGGAAATACAAACGAAGAAAGCGTCCACCCTTGGAGTATATGCTTCCTGAAGTGGATGAAGAGATAAAATCGGTTAACAAAGGGCTTGACCAGTTTGATAAGGTATTGGATGCGATAAAGTGCGAAGAACGACATATGATAGAGGGAAACCACGACGACTGGTTAAATCAGTTCGTTTTGGAGCATCCCTACCTCAAAGACAGGTATTCCTTTCAAAATGCGGTGCAATTGAAGGAAAGGGGGTATAAGTACCATCCTTATGGAAAATACCTTCGCATTGGGAAATTGTACTTTTATCACGGTGGGCACTATTCTACTGGGTACCATACTAAGCAACACGCTCTTAATCTTGGCAAGAACGTAGTATATGCCCATATGCACGATGTTCAGCGTCATAGTGTTACTCACGTTGATGGAACACATGCAGCCTTTAGCCTTGGTTGCCTGAAAGAGATGTCGAGCGAGTCAAACTTGTGGATGAAGGGAAGGCGTAATAATTGGAGTCATGCCATTGGAGTCGTTGATTGGAACACCAGTGGAGACTTTAGGCTTGATGTGGTGGACATTACAAAGGGAAAAACTTTTTTGTGGGGGAAGGAACTAGATGGAAGAACTTAATCTTGGCGATACAATAGCACTATTAAAGGTATTCAAGTGGCAGCATGATGCAACCAAGGAGCTTGAGGCTGAAGCTGCCAAGGAAGTGCGGTCAGAATTGATGAAGAGCATTCTAGAAACCATTGATTTGCTAGAGGTTCCACAATTAGTACCAGATTTACATGAGCATTAAAACAAGCATATGTCTTAGGAAGGGATGGAGAAAGGTGATAAAGTAATGAATGGTCGGGATAGGGGCTTTGCTTGTACTCTCGCAAGATAAAGAATAAACAACATTTCGTATATGATGACGAAAAAGAGTTTAGACTGCAATCAAGTGAGAGTTTAATTGACGACTGGCGAAATGCCAACACGAAGGAATGGACGAAGAGTGACGATGGAAAGGTTCTACAGGTGCTTAAGAGGGGTGTATTTACTAATCATTCAGGCCAGAAGGTCGAATATGTAAGAACGCTTCTCGGAACGTACACAGTCCGAAAGAAGGATAGGATGGCGGGAGACCCGCCTAAGAACATTTATTCCTTCTCTCGTGATAAGACTTCTTACGATATACAGACCTCAAAGCGGAAAGCGACCTCTGGGGAGGTTCTTTTTGCACAATATGTCGTAAGGGGGGTTGAACCGACGGAAGCCTATATTAAGGCTTTTCCAACAAACAAGAGGAGATGGGCGCAATCAGCGTCCCAGTCCTTGTTAAGGCAGGAGAGGATAGTAAATTTGATTTCAAAAGAAGTAAAGAATGCACTGGAGGAGGTAGGGATTCACCATGAGGATATACTTGCAAAGGTATGGAGCATTGCTAACGATGATGACCAGACTTCCAGTTCAAGAGTTAGGTGTCTTGAGTTGCTTGCTAAGATTTCTGATATGATGCCCAACTCGGAAAAGCGGTCAGAATCTTTGACTGTCTTTCAGGGATTCACCCCTGAGCAGCTCGCTTCTCTGTCTTCTGGAGATACGCAAATGATAGGACAAATGGAGGAACCCATTGAAGAGGGTGGAGACTGAATATATCATTAAGGAACTTAGCTTTTCTGCGCCTGACTATGATACTGTTTGTCATGCATGCGATTGCTCGGTAAATGTTAATTTTGATATTGCAGTTGATGATTCCTTTGGGGAGTTCTATGGATGGAATTGTCCCTTTTGTAATACTCTTTATAACTGGAGAAACGAAATAGTAGAGCTTGGAGATTTTGGAGAGGTTGAACGAGGAGAAGCATAAAGAGACGCCAATAGAAGATTTTGAGAGTATCACCTTGTCGCAAAAGGGTGATATACTCCAGAAGGCTTATGATGACCTTCTTTTCTTTGGTAGGGCATTTCTTCCGGGGGATTTCCTTAGAAAGAGTGAGTCTCCCACTTTTCACTATGATATAGGGCAAAAGCTTACTACTACTAAGCCCGGTGCTAGAATTTGTAATATATTGCCACGCGGATTTGGCAAGTCGGTTTTAGCAAAAGCTGCCATCCTTCATAAGATTTGCTTTGCCCCCAAGGGAGAGCGTCAATTCATTGCTTGGGTAGCTGAAGAGCAGGGTCAAGCCATTGACCATCTTAAGTACGTTAAGACACATCTTGAGGCGAATAAGTATATTCATTACTATTTTGGTAATCTTGCCGGAGATTCAGTTGGTAATCGATGGACTGAGAAAGATATTGTTACGGCAAAGGGTGACAGGTTAATAGCAAAGGGGACTACACAGCGTCTTCGTGGTCGTGCAGAGATTGATAGGCGTTATACTGGAGTGGTGCTTGACGACTTTGAGTCCGAGTTAAATACTAAGACCCCGGAAAGACGTTCCGAAATTAAGAAGTGGATTGTATCTACAGTCTATCCAGCTCTGGAAGAGACACCCGGCAATGAGGGATGGATATGGTTACTGGGGACAATAGTTCATTACGACTCATTTCTTCAGAATGTGCTTGATGGCTTTAACGAGGCGAAGGAGGCAGGAAGGTTACATTCTTGGGATGTTACGTTCTATCGTGCTATACAGGACGGAAAGTCCATATGGAACACTCAATTCTCCATTGAAAAGCTTGAAGCGAAGCGAAAGGAGTTTACTGAGGCTGGCCTTGTTAATAAGTTTTCTCAGGAGTATCTTAACGATGCTAGAGATATAACTAATGCTGCATTTAAGATTGACAGGGTACAGTACTATACAGGACATTTTGAGAGTAAGGATGGATTTGCCTATCTTGTCACAAGGGATGACGCTATTCCAATCAATGTCTATGTTGGAGTGGACGTTGCCCATACTGCAACTTCTTCCTCTGACTATCAAGTAATACTTGTTCTTGGGATTGATGCGGATAAGAACAGATATGTGATTGAGTATTTTCGTGAGAGGATTCCCACTTTTGATATTCCTGAAAAGATTATAGACATTGCGAAGAAGTATCAGCCGCTTCGCAGGGTCACCATTGAGACTGTTGCAGCTCAGGAGATGGTGAGAGACATGGCTGACAGGCTTTCGGTTAAGGAGAGACGCCTTGCGCCCGGACTGTTTAAGGGCATTAAGCCACCTAGGGGAATTAAGAAAGAAGATAGGCTTGAGACAGCATTGGGGCCGATAGTTAACAGTAAGAAATTATTTATTCAGCGTGAGATGACAGAGATTGTTGATGAGCTTTTTGAGCATCCAAAATCTAAGAATGACGATATTCTAGATGCTATGTACTATGCGAATTACTTCGCTTGGCAGAGGCCTCCCAAGAGTGGACGGCTTACATTGGATGCTTTTCATAACGTCAATAATACACAAAAGAGCAGAAACTCTGCAAAAAAGGCATATAATTGGATTACCGGCTCAAGAATTTGAGCAAAAGACTTGACAAAATGGCATTTTTGACTTATATTATATATACATGGCATTAGAAACCGATTCCAAAGCTGAAATGAATCAACACATGTTTCGCCGCTGGCGAGATGCGCGTGCTGATTGGGATGTGCAAGCCCGTGAGGATTTGGACTTTTTTCTTGGTAATCACTTTACAAAGGAAGAGTCAGATGAGTTGTCTTCTCGCAATCAGGCAGATGTTCCGATGGATAGGATTTCTCCTGCGATAGATAAACTTAAAAGCGTACTCACAGCCAAGCCTCCTGTCTTCACAGTACTTCCTAGAGAAGATTCTGATGCCAAGGTCTCTTCCGTATGGCGAACCATCCTTGGTTATGTCTGGGATATTTCCGATGGAGATACTCAGATGAAACAAGCCATCACGGACTATGCTGTTACAGGACTTGGCTACTTGTACGCCTATATTGACCAAGAATCAGATTTTGGTAGAGGTGACGTCAAGTTTACTTATGTCAACCCGTTTCGTGTTTACGTTCCACCTGACTGCAGGGATAGGTGGTTTACTGATGCCGAGGGCATCATTCTTTCTACTATACTGACAGGTGAGCAGGTCGTTAACCTCTACCCGCAATTGGGAGACCAGATAGATGCTGAGACCGGAGAGGTAATTCCGGGAATGATTAATGATATTGAATCTTATATAGAAGAGGATTTTCCTGCAGCTCAGAATGCTAATTCGATGCGTGTGTTTACACCATATGAGGCAAAAGATAAGGATTTTGGCGTTCAGAAGTATCAGATTCTTGAAAGGTTCTATCCGACAAAGATTCCGTTCTTTCGCGTGGTGGATTCCAAGACAGCACAGGAGACAGTTTTGGATGAAGAAGCATTTACGACTCTTATTGAGGACAATCCCGGTGCTATTGAGCGGGGATTATTGGAGTTTGAGGAGATTCTTCAGACTCGTATAGCGGTGAGTGCTTGTATTGGCGGTACGATGCTTTACGAGGCCGTTCTTAATACAGACGCTTATCCAATTATTCCTCTTCCCAATATTTATACTGGCACTCCTTATCCAAAGTCAGATATTTCTCGTTCTAAGCCGATGCAAAAATTACTTAATAGGCTCTGGTCACTTGCTTTGAGCCATGCTCAGGCTTCTGCAGGATTAAAGTTGATTGTCCCTATTGGCTCTGTTGATAATATGGAAGACCTTGAAAGGGATTGGGCAAATCCCAATGCTGTTATTGAGGTCGATACGAGTCAGGGTGAGCCTCATTATCCTGCTCCACAGCCGTTGGCTTCTGAGTTTTATAGGCTTATACAGCAGGCTGAGTTTTATATAGATTTTATTTTTGGCGTTCCTGAGATGATGCATGGATTTCCGGGGAAATCACCAGAGACCGCTAAGGGTACGGAGCGTATGGTTGCGCTAGGAAGCGATAGGCCGAAGTCCAAACTCAGGGATATTGAGTTTAGCATCAATCGCCTTGGAAGAGTACTGTATTGCTTTGCTAAGGGACATTATACATTTCCGAAAATGTTTACCCTTTCTCAGGCTAATAATGACCTTACTGATGTTATGGTCAATATGTATGATGATGTTAGTGGAGCTGTAAATGATATTCAAAGGGATAGACTAAATATAGGACAGCATGACATAAGAATACAGCCCGGTTCGACTTTGCCTGAGAGCAAATGGGCTATCTATGGGGTTTACCTTGAAGCATTTCAGCTTGGTTTAGTTGACAGAAGAGAGGTGCTTAAGAAAAATCCTGAGATATTCGACAAGGAAGGGGTATTACAAAGAATGGACGAAGTAGCACAGTTAAAACAATATGTTGGCCAATTAGAAGAAAAAATTAAGAATCTTTCTGGAGACCTGCAGACAGCAACTCGTGAGTCGATTTCAAGTCGTAAGCAGACTGCTGTTGAAAAGACAAAACGCAATCTCGCTGAGATTGAGGCTATGATGCAGGCGGACAGGAAAGTTAAGGCAGCCAAGCTTGACGCTGCCGTAAAGATTGGGGAGCGTGAATTAAAAAACATTGTCTCCTCAGAAAAAGGTCAGGCGTGAACATAGGTGAAGTTCCGACTTGGAGATTTGATAAAAGTCTAGCCATAAAGTTCGGAAACATCGAAGGAGATACGACATGACAGCAAGCACAGAAGATAGAGTGGTTGAAGAATCATCCGACCCGTTTGTGGACGCCGTTGATAGCATGGGGGAGGACTCTGACATTGTTGAAGATATGGCAGGGGCCTATGCAGAGGATGCGGTTGGGGACGAGCCTTTAGGAGAGGACTGGGAAACAGAAGCAAAGAAGTTTCAATCAATGAAGGACAAGGCAGAGGCCAAGCTTCAGGATTGGGAACGATATGCTCCCTTAGTCAGCCTACTAGAGAGCCGTCCAGATTTAGTTGGTTTAATCCAGAATAATCTTAATCCAGAAATGGCTCCTGCGAATGGTGCTCAAGCGAGTAACCCGCAGGAAGAGTTCAGTGAAGAAGAGTTCAACCCTTGGGACGCTTTTTTTCGTCCAGACTCCGAGTCCTATCGCCATCGCGAGGCAATAGAACAGAATAGAGTAGATGAAACAATGCAGCGTCATTTTGGTGCATTACAAGAGCAAGTATTTATGAATAACTTGGTAGGTGAACTTAAAGGCACTTACAATATGTCTGAGGAAGAAGCTACGAAATTTATTGATTTCTATGCCCAACCCAAAGACCAGTTGTCTGTAGATACTTTAGTTGATGTGTTTCAGCGAAACAATAAGAAGGAAGGGTCGAAGCCTTCTTCTTCGTTGGACGCAGTGAGAGCGTCCAAGTCAGCCCCTAGGACAGCAGGTGCAGTCAGCAGCTCAGGTTCCATTCCACGGAACGAGACTGACAAGGTATTTGATAATATCGTAGCGGCAGACAATAAAGGACGTGTTTTTTAGGGGGAATATAAAATGGCTATTACAACTGGTGTAAAAAAATCAAGTGACATAACTGCTGCTACAAAAGATGCTAGCGTAGGACAACGCCCCGACCTTCGTCGACTATTTAGTTTCGGCGATAGAGTCGCAGAGCTTGCCCCGGAGGAATCTCCGTTTTTTGTCTACTTGAGCAAAGTTGCAAAAGTCCCTACTGATGACCCTGTTTTCCGATTCCTTGAGAATCGGTCTAAAATCGACTGGACAAGCAGAGAGTTCTTCGTTGACGGTGTCGTTGGTACTGTTGCCGCTGGCTCTGACTATTCCTTTACGGTAGAAAGTGCTACTGGTAGCTCAGATTCTGCCGGACGGGTTGGTTGGCTTGTTAAAGGTATGGTATTTAGTGTAAATACTGTAGACGATAGTTCTGATGGTTGGGCATTGTCCCAATTTCGTGTAATTTCGTCTCCTGTTGCAAATACTGCTGACACTTCGTTCAGCGCTACGTGCATTAGCACTTCAAACCAATCTGGTTCTACAACAGTCTCAGATGAAGACCGCTGTCAAGTAATTGGTACATCTTTCGCAGAAGGCACAGGTGCTCCTGATGCTTGGTCTAGCGAGATTGAAGATGACTTTGGCTATACTCAGATTTTTAAGACAGCCGCTGAGATGTCGAATACCGCTGTTGCTACCCGCTATCGTGGGTATGCTGACGAGTGGTCTCGTATCTGGGCTCTTAAACTTCGTGAGCATAAGGTAGATATTGAAAGAGCGATGCTGTTCGGTCAACGGGCACGTCAGAACTCTATTCAGTACACTGAAGGCCTAGTCGGAAATATCATTAAGAATGGTACAGCTCAAATGACGGATGCTACGGCGTTAAGTTACTCTTCTGGAGTTCCTTATTATCGCTCAGTGGCAAATATGTCATATGACGTCATTCTTGGGGATATGGAAGTCTTGTTTGACCCTGCCCGTGGTGGCAGTGCTGATAAGCTCGTGCTTGCTTCATTACCTGCAATTACAATCTTTAACAAGCTTGGTAGTGCCGGGTTTGTTGATACGTCAATTGGTAATGAACACAGGTACAACTTCTCATCTAGCAAAGGCGCATTCGGTCACAACATTATGAAGATTGAAACCGTTCACGGTAGTCTTCATATGGTGAAAGAGCCTCTGTTTAGAGGTGTTGCTTCAGGGTGTTTGCTGATTGCCGATATGGGCAAATTAGCTTACAGACCTCTTGTTGGTAATGGTGTTAATCGTGATACGGCTGTTGAGACTAACGTGCAGGCTCCGGATGAAGACTTGCGTAAGGATATGATTCTTACGGAAGCTGGTCTGGAAATTACACTGCCAGAAGCTCATATGTTGTATAACATGGAGGACGCATAACATGAGTTATTTATCACAGATAAATGACAGTTCTGGTTCTCTTGGCGATTTTAGCGCGATTAGAAGGCCAGTAGAGGCTGTTACTAATGCGTCAGCAGTGACTCGTACGTTGCATGAGGAAGAATCGGGTACGCTTTTTTATCTGGACTTATCAGCAGTTGATAACGATATTGCATTTACTTTACCAGAAGTATCAAATGCTAAGGGTGTTTTCTATGATTTTACTTATATAGTAAACTCAGATGACGATGCTGACTTTTCGTTAACTACTGGGGATAACAGTGTAGATATATATGGGTACATGGTTGCTGGTGCTGCTAACAGTACGGTTGACGATGTTGATGGTCTATCTAAGATAACCATAGATGGTTCAGTCTCTCAGGCTACTAAAGGCTTGAGAATGTCTGTTGTGTCTGATGGAACAAGCTGGCATTTAAGCGGTTACGTTCCAGTAGCAATTGGTACGGTTGTCGTGGTAGAGTCTGCTTCAGCGTAGTCCTAATGAATAGGGATTAACAGTTTTGTTCACTGTGGGGCAGGTCGTATAAAGGGCTTGCCCCTAAAGAACAAGGTGGCTAGAGGGTCATACTTCTTTCCACCACTAGGTGATAAGTTTATTAGGGATAATATTGGTAATTTTGTTCATGTTATACCATTTGGGAAGTCGTCCTAAGTGGTACGAGACTAGAGGTAAAGAATGAAAATTGCAGGCATATGTAGGTCTCACGGTTATTATAAGGGACGGGATTGTCCCAAGTGTAAGGCTGTGCCAAAGAAAGAATCTCCATATTTCTTCATGCGGAGCGAGATTGGGAATAGAACAGACATTGAGTCAACACCAATAACGCTCGATGAGAGTGTTGATATTATGAGAGGTCAACAATATGTTTAAAGTTAATCAGTTAAGCAAGAGGAGGTAGTTATGCCATACGGCCCCGGAACTTACGGTAAGCAGGTTGGAAGGCCTAAAAAGAAGGTAAAGGCACTCAAGAAGAGGAAGCTCAAGCCAGCGAAAGGCAAGCGCATGCAGAGGAAGAAATAATGGCTAACGAATTAAGAATTGAAGCTCAACTGGAATACAGTAAGAGTGGAGTTAAGGAGAGTATGCATACCTCTGCTTTTGTGGATGTGTCAGGAGATTCGTTTAGCAAGGTAATACAAGAAATACCCACAAGCGGTAGGGAACAGATTTCTGTACTAGCGGATTTAAGTACTTATGGGTATGTGTTTATAAAAAATATTGACCCAACTAATTATGTTCAAATTGCAGATGAAGATGATACTAACTACTTTTGCAAGTTGAAAGCTGGTGAGTTTGCTTTGTTTCGTGCCGCTGATAGTGATTATTTTGCAATAGCAGATACAGATGCTGTTGATTTAGAAATTATGGTGATTGAAGATTAATGGCATCGTTTCAAGTTCAGATTGAAGACATGGTTGGGATTGTAGGAAGTTCGGCAGATACTACAAGTGATACCACTGCTATAACTTCTTGGCTTACAGATGGAGCTAAGGAAATTATTAATGCAATGTCACCAAATTTACTTGCATTGTGCGCGACGGAACAAACACTTACGCCAAGGGCAGTAGGAAGCGAAAGTTCTGCGGCGACTCTTAAGACAGGAAGAGTTTTTAATGTAAGGCGTAACGATGGTACGATTGACCAGCCTTGTAGGCTTGTCTCTTCAAGAGTTAAGGGACGAGTATCTGACCCGGATGAGATGGATTATGCTACAGCAACAGACCCGGTATACTATATTGAGAGCAATTATCTCAATATTCTTCCATCTTCTTCTAGCGCAGTAGGAAAATATTCAGAGGTTCAGTACCCTTCGGTAACTTACGATATTGATGCAATATCTACTTTTCCTGACGAAGCTGAATATTTGGTAGTATTATATGCTGCTATGAAAGCATCAGAAAGAATTGTTAGTGATAATATACGTGTTGATGAGGATATTGAGCTTGCAAACGCAAGGAAAGACCAGTATACTTGGCTTCAGAATCAGTACGCAACAGGATTAAAGGCAATATCGGTATGACATTTAAAGAAATTTTATCGCGTGTAAGGCAGGTTCACGGAGAAGCAGGAGAAACCTATTGCAAGGCTCTTGCTAACGATGCGCTTATGGAGCTTAGAAAGTATAAGGTCTCTCGTAAGCGTTCAAAGATTAGTACAGTTGCAGACCAGCGTTGGTATAATATTGGAGATAAGAACTCAGATTTAAAGATTGATAAAATTTATTCGGTATATTACAAGGATGGAGATGGGGATTATCGTAAAATTCCTCGCCTTGTAGATGCAGCATATTTAGTTAACATGGACGAAAAATAATGGCTTATACTTATCCAGAAGATTATTTGGCTTGGTACATATCGGGAGATAAGATTGCCCTCGTAACAAGAAAGAATACTTCTAGTAAGAATGTATATGAATCTATTGATGAGTCTCAGGGTGATGGATTGCTTATAGAATATAGCGCGGAGCCTCGCAAGATTGAGAATATTTCAGATGTGCCAGATTGTGACAATACGTTACATACAGCAATTGTTAACTATTTAAAATGGAAATTATTTGAGGACGGAAACGATGAGGGTTCTATTATGGGGGCAAGGCGATATGGCGGTCTTTGGAATAGGGCAGTTAAGGAGCATGCCACCAGAGACAAGGTGGGCGGCTCCAGACAGGTCATTCCGTTTTCGTTCAGGTAAAGATATGCCCATGTCAGTATTCTCGGGCGGAAAGGCATACAACTTAAAAGGAGATTAAATTATGGCGTATCCAGAATATTCGGTAGTAGATTCTCAGAATATAACACTAGGTCAGAAGGGTGCAATTTTTGTAACAGGTACAACGGCAGTCACAAGCTCTAGTGGGATTTTTTGTGCGATTCAATTCATAGAAGATACAGTTTTTGATTCTGGCACTGCTGGCCTCATAGCGGAGAGTACTCAAAAATGGCCAGACTCTACGGGAACGGGCACTGCGATTGATTCTGATGGTGGTGCTGCAATAGATGGTGAAACCTTTCCTCAGGGGATGACTATATTTGGCAGATGGACAGGCTTTACACTTGCGTCTGGCGCATGTGTAGCCTATGTTGGATAATGTTAAAATTAGGATTAAGCTTAGGGACGATGGTTACCCAAACTGCACGTCTTGCGCGTAACTTATGGGCAAGGATTAGTGATGTATGGGAATTAGAAGAACGTAGCTGGGAAAAGATTGTTTAAATATCGCAACCATGTCAAAAGTTTCGGGCGGAAAGTTGCGAATCATACAAGGAAACTACAAGGAGATTAAATTATGGGTTTAACAGCACCAAGCAGTACATTAACTGGACAGGCTGTTGCAGACAGTTATGACCAGTTACTGTTTCTTGACGCAGCTGCAGGCGTTACAGAGGCGACGTTAAAGGTTGTTTCGGGAACTGCAGGAAAGACGGCTCTTCAAGTATCCGATGAGCATGTATTAATTAAGGGGGTTGATACTAGTAATGCGGCAGCATTTGCTGTTCAGCAAACAGGTGGTACTGTTGTATTTTCAGTTAATGCTTCAACTCCGGGCGTTACCATTGGTGCCGATGCTGATGGCACCGATAGAAGTATTACTTGGGGGCATTCTACCCTTAAGACAATTATGGGCATTGACGATAGTGCTGATGTATTTGCAATTAATACTGATGATGCTTTTGAGTCAGGAAATGATTTGGAGATTGATGCAAGTGGAAATGTCATTATTGGTAATGGTACTTTAAAGCCTGCTGGAGATGGCACTCAAGACTTAGGTGCTTCGGGTGCTCAGTGGCAAAATGTATATACCTCTGATTTGAATTTAAACAATACAAGTAGGGATGGTAATGAGGTTGATGGAACTACTGGTCATTGGGTCATTCAAGAGGGTGACGAAAACCTGTTTTTACTTAATCGTCAAAATGGGAAACAATACAAATTTAATTTAGAGGAGATAGGATAATGGCTTTTATACAAAGCGCAAGCACCTTTGATGATTTATGGGGAACTGGTGTGGTTGGCACTTCAGACGATGTTGACTATGGTAGTGATTCGATAGTATCAGGTAATTTTGGAAATTGGGGAGCAAGTGCAACTCAGACTCCTACTTCCGGTGTGATTGTTCGAGCTACAGGAACTTTTGAGAATACAGGAGCTATATTGAATGTTGGACTACAAACCGCTAAGGACAGAAATTCTGCTTTAACTGATACGGTTGGCGCACCCGGCGTTCCC